GGAATGATGAGATTAAAAAGAACAAAGGTTTATTAATATCAAACTCTGTAGGTAAATCTATGATCTCTTATGTTACAGGTCATGCTGTTTGTAAGTATGGTATTGATCTAAATGCCAAAATGAATGATTGGGCTGTTTTAAATAATACTTTGTATGCCGATAACACCTTATTACAAGCACTTAACATGAAAGCCGGCGATCACAATATAGTTGGTGAAAGAAAATTTAGAGGTGATGGTTTTATTAATGGTAACAAGTATAAAAGAATTAACACTAAAACTGTTACTTGGAATATGCAATACTTCAAAGACACAAAAAAGAAAAAAGAAAATTCTATATATAATTATAGTGCAATGTCAACACAAGTTGCAATTAATTATGTTATACACAAGATTGGTGTAGATAATTATGAGAACTTTCTAAAAGAAATATTTACTGATCATGTTGGTGTAAAAAACGATGTTCACTTTAGTAAAGTTTCTTGGTCAAAAGCCGATGATGATAAAGGTAATGCTAGATATACTTTCTTTGCTACTGCTGAAGATTATATTAGAATAGGTAAAACATTATACAATGATTACCATTCAGATAGTTGTATTGGTGATTATCTAAGATTTATTTATGACAACAGAGTTAAGAAAAATGTTAAAGATTCAAGAATAACTAATAAACACTCGGCGGCTGCTACATATGAATATGGTGGTCAAATTCATTTTTCATATAAAGGTATGAAAAAAAGAGTTATTTTTGCAATGGATGGTTATGGTGGTCAACAGTTAATTATTGATATGGATAATGGTACAATTCTCCATGTTGGTGCAATTGATGAACATTATAACTGGAACAAAATAGTTTATAACGTAATGAAGAAAGGACTTTAATGACAGTAGGATACGGATTAGGAATGTTAGCAGTAGGCATAATCGTAATTGGTTTTGGTGGTGCAATAGTATTTTACTGCTTTAATATAACAGAAAAAGATGACGAATAATGGAATGTTTGAAGATGCTATGCAAATAGATAAATTAAAGAAAAAAATAAAAGACTTAACTAAAACTGAAAAGCCAAAAATAAAAGAACCAGAAAAAGTATTGAGTAAGGTTACACCTTTACACGACTTCTCATGGTACTTAAAATGGTTTTCTAGTATATTAATATTATCAGCAGTATGTTTCAGAGCCAGTGGTGGTGCGTTTCATATGTTTGATTTATATTTTAGTTTCGCAGGTACACTAGGTTGGTTGTGGGTAGGTATATTATGGCACGACAGAGCTCTAATGGTATTGAACACAAGTTTAGCAATGGTATTAATGATAGGAATTTTAAAAACTTATGTCTAATGTATTTTGTATAGGTAACGGTGAAAGCCGAAAAGGTTATGATTTAAATAAATTAAAAGGCAAAGGTAGAATATATGGTTGTAATGGATTGTATAGAGATTTTACACCAGATGTTTTAGTTGCAGTTGATCAAGGTATATGCCATGAAATATACAACAGTGGTTATTGTCAAGACAATGAGACATATTTAAGAGGTTGGACTAGATTGCCAGCAATGTTATATGAGTCTGTTATAAATGCAGGTGCCTCAATAACTGCCGAAGAAATGGCTGTAGTCAAAGAAAAGAAATTAATTAATGAAAATGAGAGAGGTGATTGTCAAGAGTTTGTAATGCATGGCTCTAATATATCAGGTGCAGTTAAGATATTAAAAGAGAATAAAGACATAGAGTCTAAAAATGTAAATCATACTGCTGTAGATGTTAGTTGGTGTTCTATGAATAGTAAAGAACAATCTATTGACGATGTGATGACGCCTAGAGATTGGGGTTTCGCTGCTGGTCCTACTGCTGGTGCAATTTCTATATTAAAAGAAAAACAACCAAAGGCAACAGACTTATATAATGACGCAGATAATAATGAACATAAAATAAGTTTAGAAATGTTTTTAATTGGCCACGACTTGGCTAGTAACGATGACAAGATTAATAATCTATACAAAGATACCAAATATTATGGTCTAAAAGAACAACAACAAGTACCAACAAAAAACTGGATACAACAGTGGAAGTCTTTGATTGTTAATAATCCTGGTGTGACCTTTTACAAGGTAAATCCAAAGGCAGATTTGGGACATGACGCAATAAGCAGACCTATAAAAGAGTGGGAAGGACTAAAGAACGTCTTTTATATAGACTATCCTACCATGGAAACACTAATAGGCTAAAGGAACATTGACACAGAGGTGTAAATGTGTTATATTAAAGCTATGACTAAAAAGAGTAAAGATCGGAATATAGTAGTAAATAATTATGTAAGATATTGGGACAATTCAACTGATAATGGACATGACATATCTATTTTGAAAACAGATGGCAGTCACATTAATATTAAGTTGAGGTGGCCAAAAGGTGAAAATAGACTAATTAAACCTGGTAGAGCTCATAAAACAGTTATAAATAAATATGAATCCGATTAATACAGGATACACAAATATAATAATACAATAATAAGGAGAATACAAATATGGATTTTGAAGCATTAAAATCATCATCAAGTGGCTTTGATAAATTAACTAAAGCTCTTGAAACAAACCTCAATCCCGAGGATCAATCAAACAAAAACAAATATCAAGACGACAGACTTTGGAAACCAGAGTTAGACAAAACAGGAAATGGTTACGCTGTAATCAGATTTCTACCTGCCACAGAGGGAGAAGATTTACCTTGGCAAAGAGTTTGGTCTCATGCCTTTCAAGACAAAGGTGGTTGGTATATTGAAAACTCATTAACAACAATGTCTCAAAAAGATCCTGTGTCCGAAGAAAACACAAGATTGTGGAACACTGGTGTTGATAGTGATAAAGAAATTGCTAGAAAGAGAAAAAGAAAATTATCTTATTACTCAAATATTCTAGTAGTGTCAGACCCAAAACATCCAGAGCATGAAGGCAAGGTGTTCTTATTCAAATTTGGTAAAAAGATTTTTGATAAGATTACTGAAGCAATGCAACCGGCTTTTGAAGACGAAAGTCCAATTAACCCATTTGATTTTTGGAAAGGTGCAAACTTTAAACTAAAAATCAGAAAAGTTGATGGCTATTGGAACTATGACAAGTCTGAATTTGAGGCAGTAACACAAGTTGCTGAAAGTGATGACAAGATTAAAGAAATCTGGTCAAAACAATATCCTCTAAAACCATTCTTGGCACCTGAAAATTTTAAGTCCTATGATGAACTCAAAGAGAAACTGAATAGGGTTATTTCTGGTACAAGAAGCACTAAAACTGTTGAAAGCGATGAGCTCCCGCCAAGCGCTTCAGCGCCTAGTGTGAAAAGTATGGAAGCACCTAGTACTCCATCTGCTAGTGATGATGACGATACGTTATCTTACTTTAGTAAATTAGCAGAGGACGAATAATCTAAACCGTTCCCTCCGTTTAGAAAGTGACAATACTTTAAGGGCTAGATAGCAATATCTAGCCCTTTTTTCGTTATAAATATACCGTATGGCAATAAGCATATTAGATACACTGGTTGATAAGTCAGATGGTGCTGTTAAGTCAGCGTCATGGTACAGAAAAGCAGTAGGTTCTATAGCAGACAGAATAACAGCAAATAAACTAATGAGACAAGGTAAACTTATTGGTAGACCAAGTGTTGGTAGATTAAACATGTTTGTATATGACCCTAAATATAAGCAGACATTACCATATTACGACACTTTTCCTTTAGTGTTGCCGTTAGAGCCAATCAAAGGTGGTTTTGCAGGTATTAATTTTCATTATCTGCCACCAAACCAAAGATTTACTCTATTGACACAATTGCAGAGATTTGCCGTACAAGGTAACAAAGTAAATGAGACTAATAGATTTGATGTAAGTTACAGTAGAGTTAAAAGACTACCATTAACAAAAAATGCTATTAAAAAGTATTTGTGGGCACACACTAGAAGTAATTATTTAAGAGTTGATTACGATGAGGCTGCCTTAGCAGTATATTTACCAGTAGCACAATTTAAGAAGGGAAGACCATACTAATGGCAATATTAAGAGGCGGAAAAAGAATTGGTGGTTTTGATATCAGAATTGGTATACCACGAGACAGATCACTAGACAATGTAACAGGTGATCCAAGATTAAAACGTACACAAGGTGGTAATCCTGAGTCTACAATGGGTAGAGTACAGGCAATGGTAAATGAGGCAGAGGGTTTTGCTCGTAAGGCAAGATTTTATGTTGAGTTTATGTTGCCTAAATCACTAGGTGGTGGACCAGATGGTACTCCAGGCTCAGTGTCTTCACCAATGGTAGATGAAACCTATGATTCATTTTACACACAATCAAAATTAAATCAGGTACATATAGCAAACGGTAGACGTGTACAAGCATTTTGTAGTGCTATTGAAATGCCTGATAGAGAAATTATTACTAAAGAAGTTAGACATGGTAACACACCAGTTAGACATGTTGCATATGATTTTAAATCACAAGAGATCACAGCAACTTTCTATGCAGACAAATTTATGAGAGAAAGATCATACTTTGAAATGTGGCAAGGCGCCGCTTTTAGTACTAAATCTTTTAACATGAATTACTATAAGAACTATGTAACAGATATGAGAATATATCAATTAGGTTCATTTGAGTCATCACAAGAGAGAGACGAAATAACCTATGGTGTACAACTATTTGATTGTTTACCAACATCAATTAGTAAAGTAGAATATTCGCATGATGAAAATACAGTACAGACATTTTCAGTTACATTTAAATTTATGTATTGGATTAATTTCTTTTTAGATAATCAAGGCAACATAGAACTTGGTCAATCTAAATTTGGAAAACCATCAGTAAAACAAGATTCAGGTTTATTAGGTGGTTTACTAGGTAAACTACCACCAGAATTGAGACGAGCAGGTAGAGACGTGTTGAACAAGTTGAGACGTAGAGTACCACTAGGTAAAATTACCGGTGGTAGAGCGTTCCCACCTTTCAAACTACCACCTATAAATATATAATAACAAGGAGATAATATTATGGCATTACCGATAATAGAAACACCAACTTATGAGTTGACACTTCCTTCCCAAGACGAGATAGTAAAATACAGACCTTTCCTTGTTAAAGAAGAAAAATTAATGTTAATAGCTCTTGAGTCAGGTGAAGAAAAAGAAATAAACATGGCGACTAAAACAATTTTAGACGCATGTACATTTAACAAACTAAAGATAGAAGAATTACCAACATTTGATATAGAATACA